AGGAGATAGCCGACGTAGAGATTATGCTAGGCCAGATGAAACTTCTCTTTGACATAGAAGAAATGGTAGAGAGTTACAAGCGACACAAACTGGCCAGACTCGGAGAGAGGATAGAAATTGAGGTAAGCCAGCACAAAGGAGGCCCCGATGCATGAAAACCTATATGAACAGGATAGATAGAGAGCATCATATATTCATGCTTGTAGCGTGGGACTACCTAAACACATGGCTCGAGAAAACCAACTGTCTGTCACCAGAGGAAAGAAAAAGAGTAAAAACAGCAACGACTCACCTGCTCCGGGCCAGCGATAGCCTCGTGGCCAGAATGGATAAAGATTATGCGAAAAAGCTCCTCCGGGAAGCTGGCAATGTTGAAATAAACATGGGATATAAATCCAAGATAAAACGTGATGATCAAGAAGAAACCGTGAAAATAAAACTGGATGACCTATATGACCTTGCCAGCCATGCCTTGGCAGAGTGCGTCGATTGCAAAGACAAAAATTTTAAGAAGTGCGATAAATATAAGCTCTTTATGAAGCTTAATATACCGGTAGCCCAAGAGCAAACGGACGGATGCCCATATGAAAATTAGGAGGTGAAAGTAATGGCCAAATGTAGAGCATGCGGAGCCAACATAATTTTTATAAAGACAAAGGGCGGCAAAAGCATGCCGTGCGATGCAGAACCGGTTACATATTGGGAACGTAAAGGAGCAAAGGGAAAAGTAATCACGCCAAACGGTGAAATTATATCCTGCGACTTTTCAGGAGGACCAGATAAAGCAACTGGCATAGGCCATATACCTCATTGGGCAACATGCACGGATGCCGGAAGATTTAGGACAAAACAAAAATGAGAGGGGGACATTGATGGCAAAAAAGAAAAAACAGGTGGAAATATCTGAAATCAATTATATTACAGAAGCTAAACCAAGAGCCGTGGCCGATGGCATTCCGGTATTTTGTGCCTTCGATAAGATAGAACCAATAGGAAAGTTAGTGCCAAATCCCGGCAACCCGAATAAACACCCGGATAATCAAATAGAGCTTTTAGCTCAGATAATAAAGGCCCAAGGATGGCGGGCTCCCATTACGGTAAGCACCCGCTCCGGCTTCATTGTGAGAGGCCATGGAAGGCTAATGGCGGCCATGAAACTGCAAGTAAAAGAGGTGCCGGTGGACTACCAGAACTACGCAACCGAGGCGGAAGAATATGCTGACCTCATAGCAGACAACAGGATAGCAGAATTGGCCGAGATAGACGCCAAAGCACTGGCCGACATGATAGAACATATTGACACAGGAGAAATACCGCTGGAGCTGACGGGATACCTTGAGGAAGAATATGCAGAAATTATTGACGCTTTAACCGATGGCCTAGAGGACCAACTTAATGGATTGGATGCGGTCATAGATCCGCCGGAAGAACCATTCACACGACCCGGCGACCTATGGATACTCGGGGGGGGGCAGCACAGAGTCCTATGTGGAGACAGTACCAACCCGGACGACATGGAAGTGCTTATGGATGGAGAGGAAGCAGATCTCATAGTCACGGATCCGCCCTACAACGTGAACTACGAGGGAGGCACCAAAGAGAGACTCACCATCAAGAACGACAATATGGCCGATGCCGAGTTTTACAACTTCCTGCTGGAGGCATATATGCGTATGTATGAGAACCTAAAGCCGGGCGGAGCTTATTATATATTTCATGCAGACACGGAAGGCCTAAACTTCAGGAAGGCCCTGAAGGACGCAGGCTTTAAACTGGCATCATGTTTAATCTGGGTAAAGAACACACTGGTACTGGGCAGGCAGGACTACCACTGGAAACATGAACCCATCCTCTACGGATGGAAGGAAGGAGCTGCCCACTACTTCATAGATGACAGGACCCAGAGCACAGTAATCGATGACAAGATAGACCTCGACAAACTCAAAAAGGAAGAGCTGAAAGAGCTTCTTGAAAAAATATTCAACCAAGGAATAACGACGGTTATTTATGAGGACAAGCCCTTAAGGAATGCAGAGCACCCGACCATGAAGCCGGTGGCTCTAGTAGGCCGGCTCATACACAACAGCAGCCGAAGGGGAGAACTGGTGCTAGACCCATTCGGAGGGAGTGGGTCAACACTTATAGCAGCAGACCAGCTGGGCAGAAGGGCATACCTTATGGAGTTGGACCCGAAATACTGCGATGTCATAGTCAAGAGATACATCAAGGTAACCAAGAGATACTATGACCTAAAATGCATTAGAGACGGCAAAGAACTGCCAGTAGACGAAGTTATGGCCATACTCGGAACTTCTGACGAGGGAGGCGATAACAGTTGAACAAAACAACGAGAAGCCTCCAACAGAAGGAAGAACCAATAGGACAGAAGGAAGAACCAATAGGAGTAATGACCAAGGAACGATTGAGACAATATGTATATCTCATAAAAGAGATTGAAGCTCAAAAGGAAAGACTGGCCCAAATAAAGGCCTCACTCCTTCACCCAAAGCCATCAATAGGAGACGGAATGCCTCACTCAAATTATGCAGTGGATAGGATGGCAATAGCCATAGCAAATAAGATTGAACTCGAGGAATTAATAATCAAAAACATCAAAAAAGCACAACAAGAAGCTGCGGCCATTGAGAGAGCAATTCAGACGCTGGATAACCCGATAGACCGTGAACTTATGAGACTGAAATATCTGGACGGTCTGACTTGGGAAGAGGTGGCCGAGAGATTGTGCAGGTCAAGACAGTGGGTCACAGTGCTCCATGGAAGGATACTACAAAAATTAAAGAACACTTGCTTGTAATTGACAAAAGCCATATGTTAACATTAGCATGAAAAAGGCCATCCGGAAGAATAAAAAGCCGGGCGGCTTTGATATTTCAGGAAGAAAGGAGGTCAGACCCATGCCCAGAGGAATGATGGATATAAATTTTAAAGGTTTCGAGGAAGTGCAGAAAAAGCTCAAAAACATCGAAAAACAGAGCGCTATAGTAACCAAGAGGACCATCAGCGACATTAAGAAAAGAGCTCCGGGATGGGTAGCTACCTCCGTTACGAAAACATATAACATCAAGAAAGCAGAAATCCTAGGAAGCCAAAAAAACAAAAAACCAATTGGCAAAGTAAAAGTCGAAGGAGAGACAATAGACGAGCTGCAGCTTGTATTTGAAGGACGACTACTTACTCCGGTTCACTTTGGAATGACACCAAAGAAACCGCCTGCTGGAGGAAAGAGTTATATATTAAAAGCTCAATTCTTTAAAGGCAAACAGGTGGTTATTGGTAGATATAACAAAAAGAAAATCCCAGGAGGACCATATAGTGAAAGGTCCCATAATATCCTTATGCCGACTGGGGCATCATCACCGGAAAAAGTGCCATATATTCCGTTTCAAAGAATGAGCAAGAACCGGAAAGACATAAAGAAATTCACGACACTGTCCGTCCCACAGATGATCACCAACGAGGAAGTGTCTAAGGATATTAGGTCCACACTCAATGAGAACATAGAGAAGCGACTGGACCACCACATGCAATCGGCTATGAAAAGACTTTAAAAGGCTAGCAGGGAAGGCCCAGAGGCGGGCAAATCGGAGCGGAAAGGATAAGGGTAATAGTTTTAATCGAGAAGACAAAAACAAACGCTTAAAATCGAAATTAGAAAGCGTGAGTGAAAAAATTCTTCAGCGGTTCCTTTCAGAGACCAAAAAAGCCTGCGGTGCTGGCGAGCCCAAAAAAGGCCTAGTTAGTGAGAAAAAAATTTAGGGCATTTCGTTACGCCCGGAGGAGGAAGTCATGTCCGAAGCATACAAACCGAACCTACAAAAGACCCAAGTCATAGCCAAACTATTCGGCTTGACCGTTCGCCGGGTGCAGCAGCTAACCCAAGAGGGAGTTATATCGCAGGTGGACGGCAAAGGCTATGACCTGCTGCCGACAATTCAAAGATATATAAAATACCTCCAAGACAAGGCATACGGCCGAGAACAAAAGGCCCAAATGGTAGACCTTGAGACAGAGAAACTTAATGCAGAGATAGACTTGAAAAGGTCCAAGGCCCGGATGGCCGAGCTGGAACTTAAGGAGCTGGAGGGCAAGATGCACCGGGCGGAAGATGTGGAGGCAATGACCACGGATCTGGTGTTAAACATCCGGAGTATGCTGCTTGCTCTGCCCGGACTTTTAGCCGTAGACCTTGCAGAGATAGACAACCCGGCGGAGATATCGGAAAAGATAAAGGAGACTGTCCATGGCATACTGGAGGAGCTCTCCAACTACGAATACGACCCCAAGGAATATCAGAGACGGGTAAGGGAGCGTCAGGGGTGGGAAAATGAGCAGGACGAGGAGTAGTGAACTCAAAGCCTTAAACTCCGTCGTAGCTGCTGCAGTTAAAAACTTCAGGCCTCCCGAAGATTTAACCGTAACGGAATGGGCAGAGAAATACCGAAGACTGTCGCCGGAAAACAGTGCAGAGGCCGGACCGTGGAGAACTGACAGGACTCCATATCTCCGAGAGATTATGGACGCATTCACGGATCCGAAAATCCGTAGGCTGGTAGTGGTGGCCTCATCACAAGTGGGAAAATCCGAAATGGAACTGAACATGCTCGGATACCTTATAGACTCGGACCCGGGGCCGACTTTATTTATATTGCCGACAGTGGATGTGGCCCAAGACTTCTCCAAGAGGCGTATCTCCTCAATGATTAGGGACTGCAGGAGATTAAGACGCAAGGTAGCGGATGCCAAGAGCCGGGACGGAAATAATACCGTCCTTAAAAAGCAATTCCCCGGCGGAATGCTAACTATTACCGGGGCCAACAGCCCGTCATCGCTGGCCTCAATTCCGGCACGGTATGTGTTCGGTGATGAGCGGGACCGTTGGCCATTAAGTGCAGGAGCCGAAGGGGATCCGTGGGGATTGGCCGAGGCAAGAACCACCACATTCTACAACTCCAAGATGGTGGAGGTGTCAACGCCAACCATCAAGGGGGCCAGTGCCATAGAGGCGTCCTATGAAATAGGAACTAGGGAGCGGTGGTGCCACCAGTGCCCGGAATGCGGAGAGTTTCATAACATCGTATTTAATAATATTAAATTTGACTTTAAGACCAACAAGATAAAGGGCAAGAAGATTTATAAAGTAAAGGCCGTATGGTGGGAGTGCCCATCTTGTGGCCACGCAGCCACGGAAGGCATCATGAAGAAACAACCGGCCAAATGGATAGCAGAAAACCCGGACGCTTACCATCAGGGAGTCCGGTCTTTTTGGATAAATGGATTTGCTAGTCCGTGGATGTCATGGGACAGAATAGTCCTCCGTTTTCTTCAGGCAAAAGACGACCCACACAAATTAAAGGTGGTCTACAATACAATCCTTGGGGAGCTGTGGGAAGACAGAGGAGACCTCGAAGATGAAGACAGCTTCCTAGCACGCAGGGAAGAATACCCGGCCGAGCTACCAGATGGAGTGCTGGTGCTCACCTGCGGAGTAGACACACAAGACAACCGTATCGAGTATGAAGTGGTAGGTCATGGCCATTATGGAGAGACATGGGGAATTAAAAAAGGCTTTATAATGGGCCGGCCGGACAACCCGGAAGTGTGGGAACGTCTTGACGATGTCATAGACAGGACATACCGGTTTAAAGACGGCAAAGGTTTAAAAATATCCATGACCTGCGTAGACTCCGGAGGTCATTACACCCAAGAGGTATATGAGGCCTGCCGTGCAAGACAGCATAAGCGGGTATTTGCTATAAAGGGTAGAGGCGGCGATGGAGTGCCATACGTAGCACCGCCAACCAAGGTGCCAATAAGACAAAACAAGAGAATTACATGCTGGCTATACACCATAGGAGTAGACGCCGGCAAATCACTCATAATGTCATCGCTAAAGGTCCAAGAGCCCGGACCAAAATACTGCCATTTCCCGAGGGGTGAAGACAGGGGATATGATGCCCTGTTTTTTAATGGCCTTCTTTCAGAGCGGCTAGTCCTAAAAAGGTCACGAGGTAGAGATCGCTGGATGTGGGA